GCCGTTATTGTAGTCAAAAAACTGCTTTATTTGGTCCACGTCAGGGCATTTTATTTTATATCCCCATTCGTTAAATCCTGTTTTTAATGCATTATTGGGACTGTTCGTTAATGTGACGTTTTGAGCGTATGGCGTTTGTGTTGTTTCGATAATAAACCCTTTTAATTCTGTTGGTTTTGTATTTAATGCAGATTTATATTCAACTTCTAACGCAAATCCCTTTAATTTCGGTTCTAGTAGCGGTATTGCTATTGCTGGCGAAAATCCATCTCCTGTCCAAGATGCTACAGTTTCGGCAATATATGGTGTATTAATAACTATACTAGTGCTTGTAATTAAGGAAATATTATCGTGAAACTTAATATATCTTTCATTTGTTGCAGATAAAATTTTTATTTTATCATTAGTTGTTAATTTGTGAGCAATATTAAATTTAACAAGCGTTTTGTTCCCTGCATCATAACTCGTTATGTTCGCAAAATCGCCTGCAATAAAATTATTTTTTACAGGCTCTGTAAACGAACTATTTACGATTTTTGTTCCTGTCCAACTTATTGTGCTTTCGGCGTTGTATGCTTTCTCTAAAACAATATTCTTTGTGTCTAAAACAAAAGCGGAATAAGTTCCGTTGTAATTTATTGTATTTGTTAATATTACAATATCGTAATCGGTAATACTATGTGCCGCGACAAAAGTTACTTTTGTCCTTTTCCCAGTATCAAAAGAGTTTACTGAAGCTATGGCTCCACTTGTAATTGTAGAAAGGGACGGTTTAACTTTCTTAAACATTGCACCTACTGCATAACTTGCCGAATTGTAAAGCAATGTTGCATCTCCTACAATGTAATTTCCATTAATTAATTTATCTCCAGCTTTAAAATTTTCCATTATTTATAATTTTATAGTATTGTCTCCATTTTGCATTTTAATAGCTAAAATTTTAATTTTTTGAATAGAATTTAATGTAAAAGCATGGGCAGAGTCAAAAAAAGTATCTGCGTTGCCTTTGGTAATAATTTGTAAAGGGTCGTTTTCTGCATAGTTGACTAAAATCTCTTCGTCTAAATAAACATAAAAAGGCAAACTCTCATTGTTGTTTCGTACAACTTGTATCTTAATTGCAAATTTTCTAGGGGAAAAATAATCTAATTTACGAACAACACCTCCAGCAGATGTAGTAAAAGTCGGTTGTCCTGCAACATACGCAAATACATCGTCAATATTCCGATTTATAGAATTATACGTAACTATTCCGTTTTCTACAGTGTAATATCCAGCTGTTAGAGTATCGCCTGCATTGTAGATTGTAGAGCGTATTTGGTTGTTTGTTGCAATTATACGACCATTTAAGTAGTCTAAGATAGCATTAAAAGAAATTTTATTTATTGTATTTTGTTCTAAGTTTAAATAAGATCCTGCGACAATAGTCCCATCTGCGTTTTCATTTTGGATTTTAAACAATGTATAACCATTTTCATTCTCTGTTTCGATATTTGAAGTAAAAGCGAAATTATCATTATCGTACCACACTCCTGCACTACAAGCACCAATTGGCGTGTTTGGAGATATAGGATTCATCATGCATGCCTTGCTATCCACCCAAACTCTAAAATCTCCAGCAAATTCGTTAATAAATAATGGTTCGTTATAATATAAAACAGCATCTAAAGCATTAAAATTTATTGCAAGCTCAAACGTATTTGTACTAGTTACAATTACGCTAATTCTATTTGTAACATAAGCATTATTTGTACTTCTTCTAATCGTTATATATTGTCCATTATTTAAACCGTGAGCAGATTTTGTTACTTTTACCTTGCCAAGTCCATTATCTGTTACAGTCCCTTGTATATCCGCTAATATTAAACAATTCGCAAAATTTCCATTTGCATTTGTAGTTAAATCGGTTAAACTTGTAACATTTATAAAATTTGCACCATTATAAACTTTACAATTCCCATAAAAAATACTATAATCTAATTTATTTACATTTGCTGTATCTCTGTAATAATATTCTACATCTGCTAAAATCCAATTATATAATAAAGAACAATTTGAATATTCGTGTTTGAACCTAGAATTTATAATTGTATTATATCTGTAATCTTGTCCTGAATTGTTAAAATTTAAAATACTACCTGTTAAATTAGGAATATTTGCAATAATATTGTTTGTAAATAAGTTTAATCGTGCGACACCTATAGGGGCTACGGCTAAATTATCGGAATCCTTAAAAAAACAATTATTAACAAAAGTATATCCCGAAATATAAATAATTGTCCCGAAATTTTTAATTTCTAAATTTTCAATTAACAATTTTGCAGAAACAGCATAATTTGATAATAATGATCCATTAATTACGCTCCGTCTCTCTCCATTTCCTTTTACTTTCCAAGCGTGGAAACTGCTTACATCTTCATTGTAAGCGTCCTCAATTAATATAATAGTATCTACTGCGGTAGCTACACTCTCCGCCTTGCCTTTTGTTGCATAAGGTGCAGTTGAAGAACCTGTACCTGTTGTATCATTTCCTCCTGTTGCATAAACATATATATCAGCCATTTTTTATTTTCGTTATAAATTTATTATTATTAAGATAAAAGAATTAAATTTGCAATATCACTACTAAATTTTGAAGAAATAAACGCCGAAGCAACTTTATAATGATTTTTGTTGTGATATAAAATTTCATTAACATTATAAGGGTTTCCACCGGCTATATACGAATTTGTAACTCTAGAACGAGAAACGTTATGTTGCACTCCTAAAAATCTATTGTAAGGAATATAAAAAGTTTCTCCACTATCTGTGTCGTGTACAATTTGCATTCCATTCAAATAGAAAAATTCGTTTTGAATTGTCCAAGTTAAATTTTGGGCAATAAACCTTTCTGAATAATTAATATCGTAAAGGTAAAAATAATTTTCTACAAAAGGCAAATTAAATGTTTTGTTGCCTATTTTTTCTAATACAAGATCATATACCGTACCTTTCCCTATTTTAATTGTTTTTCTATAATTATCTATTGTAATACTTGCAGAACCTTTATTTGTCGCGGTGTAACCTTCAAGATTTAAATGGTTCGCAAATTTTAGGATTGTATCTCCTTTAGAGTATCCACATCGCCCATTTTTTAGCGTAAAATGATTTGTATTTCCTGAGTCATCTATGATTGTGCTTTCTGTGTATCCTGAAGAATTGAAAATGTTAAATACTAATCCGTAATTTTGCTCAAAAAAATCTTTTTTAACACAAAATAATTCAGACTTATGATTTGTAAAGCCCAAAACACCATGAAAATATAAGTAATAAAGTCCTTCATCAATCGGATTTGCTAAAATTTGGTTTGTTGGAGTTGAATAATAACGACTTCCTGTTAAAAAAGGCGGATTTGAAACAAGTAAGCTTATCGTTGAAATTATTGTAATCTCGTTCCCAGTAATTTCAACTTTTCTAAGTTCAAATTTATTTAAAAAAGAGCCGTTTTCAACAAAAAAACGAAAAGGCAATATAAAATCTTGTGGGGACTTCAATAACCCAAATTCTACATTATTAAAATTCCCTTTTTTTTGAAAATCGAAAAGGTCGTCATTTTTTATTATTGATAGAAAATTATACATATAAGTTTATTTTTGCCGGACTTCCATCCAACTTTAGATTTAATTTCTTTAAAATATGTTTATCTGAATAATCTGTTTTAAAATAAGAACGTGGATTTATTTCAAAAGTAATACTAGGGCAAATGTCAAATTCTATTAATTCTGTATATAAGAAAGTATCAATTTCTTTTTCTTTTAAATTTATTAATGCTTTTTTGTCGCTTCCTACAGCAAATTTTTCGTCGATAAAAGCAACTGAAAATTTCTCATTAATAAATTTTTTAAATCTATTTGACAAAATTTGTTCATTTTCTAAAATTGCGGAATTTTCTTTTCTTAACATTAAAACCCAACTTTCTCCAGAACTTTTTGCATATTTATCTTGATTTGTTAAAATATCGTTTATATCAAAATAAAATTTATCCGCTTGAACGTTTTTTATTGTATTATTTAATACTGCATCAAATATAATATCTGTTCCGATAAAATCAATATTCGCAGCCTCAAAATTTCTTGTAATTATTTTAAACCGTTCTTCAGAATTATATTTTTTTTCTAATATTGGGGTGATATTTCCTATTTTTGTATTTGTTAAATCTATAATAGGAGTTAAATTAAAATAATCGGAATAATGCAAATATCTAACGTTCTGATTTTCAACATAAAAATAAACATTTAAAAATTGCCTTAAAAGTCTGTTTATTTCGTTTAATGTTAAATTCCCTTTTGTTGCAGGAGAAATATTTGTGCCAGAAACTGTCGTTGAATAAGGTAATGCCCTGCTTAATTCGGAAAGTGATTGAATTATTAAATTTGTTGTTTCGGTAAATTCAAATCTATCTAAAAATTTAAACAAAACAGCAGAAATGTTTGGATCAACTTTTTTATACATAAATAATACTGCATCAATTAAATTAAGTCCATTTTTAACTAAGTAATATTTATAATCCGATTCTGATCCGTAATACGTCTCATTTTTTAACATTAAGCAAAAATATGGAGAGTAAGGTGCGACCGTCTCATCTCCAAAATAATTTATTAAAGCTGTATATGTGTCTAAAAATGCATCTGTTTGGATATATATTGTTGATGCTTGCATGTGTCCTTGTGCATCGACTGTCGGATAGTCTTTAACACCATTTGCTGTTTCTACGTAATCAATAGCCGCGAAGATATAATCGCTAGCAGTTGGAGCTCTAAAAGAATAAGACCAATCTCTAACTAGTGCCGTTCCTGAAATTATCCAACCATTTAAACCATTTAAAGTCTTTTTTTCGACTTCTGTTGCGTTTATCAACATTTCGCGTGCATAAACTTTATTTGTTGCAATAGGATCGTAAGAAGTTGAATGGTCGAGAAAAACACTGCCACCTGTAATAGGAATTGGAGAAAAAACTAACTTTGTTCTGCGTCTATAGCAAGAAGTAACATATCTCTCCGCTTCACTTTCTAGAATATTAATTTTTATATCTGCATTGTCTTCTATTAAAGTATATTCATCGTTCGTTTTTATTTTTATTTTAATTTGTTTTTTTTCTTCGTTATAACTATGGGAATCTAAATAATACTGTAATCCACCAATACCGCCAAATGCCACATCTCCATTAAAAATCTTATTATTATTTACATAAAAGTCCCCGAAAACAGAAAAAATACCTGCATCAATTTTTGATTTAAAATAATTAAAAGCATTTCCACAAACGATAATGTCGCCTTCTAAAGTTTTTCTATAAATTAATTTTTCAGGGTCTTGTTCTATATTAAAAGACAATCCTGAAAAATCTATTGTCTCAATTTCAACCTCTTCAGCCGTTATTAGATCAGTGTAATATGTGAATTTAAAATCTAACATATATTATAATTAATAAAATCTCTTTTTAATGTTATTGTTATTTCTGTTAAATTTACTAAACTTGAATTATCTGTATTTATTTCAATATCATCAGCATTTATTGTTTGTTCGGCTTGGTATTCTAAACTTCCTACAATAATTTTAACACCTTTATTTTGTCCATTTTGAATAAACCATGCTCTTTTTATGTATTTTTGGAGCTTTACTAAATTTTCATTATTCAAAAATAATCTAATTTTTACATTCTCACAATCAAAAGAGGATATTGTAATCATTTTACCATTCTTGGAAAAATTCAAAATAGTGTCTTCAGCAATCATTTCTCTTTTAATTTCAGGATAAAATAATGTATAGAATTTTAATGTTTCTCCATTTTCAAAATCTACAATACTATCAATATTTTTATTATTTTCAATTTGTAAATAAATGCTTTCTTCATATTCTCCATTTCCAATTTTCTCAAAAACATAACTGCTTTCGGCATGTGAAACTAAACTGTCTTTATCTTTTAAAATTTCAATAAAAGTATATTTTATGTTTTTTAATGTTGTGTCGCTTTCAAATTCTTCTGTTATTTCAGAAATTTGTACATTTTTTGAGTTATTGTTCTTATCTATTAATTTTATTAATTCACACTCTTTTAATATTTGTAAATTAGTGTTTTCTTTTGCAGAGATTTCCACATCATAAGCGATTACCTTTTTGCTTTGTAAAATTACATTTTCGTAAGAATTTTTATTTACTAAAGATAAAAATTTCTTATCTGTTAAAACAGGAAGCTCAGTTTTGTATTCTTTCAAGAATCGAACCTCAGTAACATTTAAAATTGCATCTTTATTTAAAGAAAAATTAACCTTACTTCTTATTCCTTTTATTTTTATTATTTCATTTTCCGAAAATGTCATTTTTTTAATTTAAAGTTCTATGATACAAATTTTGTTTTGTTTTTTTTGTCATTTGTTTTAAATATTCGTTCCTTCTTCTATCTAATTCATTATCCTTATTTAAGATTAAATTATCTACAGAAAACCCCGCCCGCATTAATTTTAAAGCTCCTAGATTTTCCCTTGTTTCTTTTGCGGTCATTACGCTTTCTCCTTTAGACAAAAATGCAGGGATACTGTCGCTTGTTTCCGTTCCGTCTCCATCAATCCCAATAATTCCACTTTTAAACCCTTTTATTTGTGCTCGTGCGGTTGCAAAACCGCCAAATATTCTTGCAAGCCCGATTGTTAATTGCAAAATTCCAGCCGCCCCACTTGTCAATAAATTCATAGGATTTCCTTCACTCGCCGCAATCAAACTTGAGATTGATGATGCAGTATCAATTCCTAGTTGAAAATAAATTAATTTTTTTTGTGTTTTTGCTATTTTTTCTGCATTTTCAGCTTCAATTTGCTGTTCTTTTTCTAAATTCTTTTTTAAATTCTCAATTTTTATTAAATCGTAAGCTTCTCCGGATTTTTGCCTTAATTCTTGAGTTTTTAATTCTGTTTCTAATTCGTTTTTTATATTATTAATATTCTTGTTACTAATGCTTTGTTGTTCTTTTGCCGCATCTAATTGTGCTTTTAAATATTTTCCTGTTTCGTCTATTGCCGTTTCGTAAAAATCTTTTAAAGAATTTTTTAATTTCTCTCTATCTCCTAAAATTAAATCTAAATAATCGGAAAAACTCCTTTTTTGTTCGGCAATTGTTTGTTCTCCTAATCTTCTCTGAAGATCTAATAAATTTTCATTTAATTGAACTTGATTGTCTTCAATTAAATTTATATGTGTTGTTTGCAATTCTTCACCTTCTCCAAAATAATCAATATACATTTGTTTTTTTAATTCCAAAAACTCCTCTTCGGAAATATAAGCATTTTCTAAATAGTTTTCTAATTCTGCTAATTCCCTGTAATAATATTCTCGTGCTGTCGTTAAATTTAATTTATCTCTAATTTTTTGTCTTTCATCTGCATTATTTCGCAAATTCTCAGTAACGTCATCCTCGCTTTCTATTACGTTATTATTTGCGGTTATTATGCTAGATGCTGCAAGTTCTGCCTTATAAGCCTCTTCGTCAAAGGCATTTCCCATGACTGCCGCAATTGATGGCATAACAGCTTCTAAAGAGCTAAAGGAATTTATAACTGCATCATTTTCAACTTTTAGAACATGTAACGCTGTAAGCATTTTTTGAAATCCTGTTGTAACAGTATCTAAATACCAAAATAAGCCATCTAAAGCAACACCTAGCATATCAACAGAGTCCCCCCCCTTATTTAAACTGTCTATCAGAGGTTTTATATTGTCGTTATATAGTTTTTTTATTATGTCCCCTAATTGGCTGAAAATTAGACCCATTCGTTCAAATATAATTCCAAATTTTTTAATTTTATCTTTATTCCCTACAATTCCTTTTTCTACAATTTCAAAAAGGAATTTTAATATTTTTATTACTGTTGTAAGTGGGGCTAAACTAATTTTAAAAGTAAAAACTAAAATATCCATTATTTTTGTTAGACCTTGAATACTATCTGTACCCTCTTCTGTCTCTTTAGAAAAAACAGATAATATATTTCCTAGACCTGTAAAAATATCGAAAATATCAAATAACGGTGTTAATAAGGTGTTAAATTGTTTTCCTAGAAAATTTGCATCTGTTGCTAAATTCATTACTTCAGAGATCAAATTTATTATTGTAACAATAGAACTACCCATTTTACCGTCTCCCATTTCAACTCCTAAAATTAAACCTTCCCATGCGGAGCTTAAACCCTTCATAGCTCCGTCCAGATTGTTTGTCATCGTCTCTGCCATTTGCATCGCTGAACCGTCTGCGTTCGCTAAATTGTCGCTTAGAACAAGGGCTTGCTCGCCTGTTGCAAGGAATTGTTCAAATGCCGCTACGCTTCGTTTATCTGTTAGGTCTAAAGCTCCTGCAAGGTCGATACCCTCGCTTTTAAGCTTTTCAAAACCCGCTACCAAACTTGGAAGGTCTGTTACTGGCTCGCCTAAAGCTGTTGCTAGATCCCCAGCAGGGTCTGCCATATTTAGCATTATATTCCTTAAAGATGTTCCTGCTGTTGAGGCGTCAAACCCAGCATTTGTTAATTGAGCTAATAAAGATGTTGTATCTTCTAGAGAAAAACCAAAAGTCCGTGCAACTGGTGCAACGGTACTCATTGCAGTGTTGAATTTTTCCATATCTAATGCAGAACTAGAAAACGATAAAGCCATAACATCTGTTACGTGTCCCATTTGGCTGGCATCTAACCCGAAACCTCTTAATGTGGCTCCAGCTACATTTGCAGTAGTAGCAAGGTCGCTACCTGTTGCTTGTGCTAAATACAAAACACTTTCTGTTACTTCATCAATATCTTGTGCAGAAAATCCTAATTTACTTAATTCAATTTCTAATTCGGCGACCTGAGAGGCTGAAAACGTTGTTTGCCTACCTAAATCCTTAGCAAGATTAGTTAAAGTCTCAAATTCTTCTCCTGACGCCCCACTTATGGCTTTTACTTCGCTCATTGTTTTTTCAAAGTTTCGCAAAGTTTCTCCAACGTCTTTAGCAATCTGCATTCCTTTCATTGCCAGAGCCGCCCCACCTAGAGACAACCCCAAACCACCAGCAACGCCTGAAAGTTTTGAAAATGCACTTTTATAATTTCCAACATTTCCTTGAAAATTTCCAATATCTGCATTTAATTTTTTCACTTCAGCATCTAATTTTCGGATTGATGGGGTTAATTTGTTTCTCCCAGCTTCGCTTGCATTTCTATATTGTGTTTTTAATTTACCTAATTCTAATGTCATTTTCGCCAACGAGCCATCTGCAACATCTGTAAATTTTTTAACTTGTTTTTGTTGTTGGTTAAATCCTTTTTGTTCTGTTTGTATTTCTTTTAACTTTGCTTTTTCTTTTGCGTACTCGTTACTCAGCTTACCATGTGCAATTACTGTATTTGCTATAATATTTTTTTGTGTTTCTATTACTTTTGTATAACCTTGTTCAATATTCTTACCCTCTTTTTTGGATTTATTTAATTCTATTATTGCTTTAACAAGTTTTTTTTCTGTTTTAACTAAATTTTCTGTAGCTACTTTTTCTTTTTGTTCGGCTTTTATTTTGTTATTTATTATTTTTTGAGTTTCTTTATCTAATTTGCTTTTTTCTTTATCTAGTTTTAATTGTAATTCTGTAGCTTTTAATAATCTATCAATTGCTTGTTTATTTTTTAAATATGCTTTACCTGTTTTTTCATAACTTATCTCAATTGTTGTTGCCATTTTATTTACGGATTCTGCAATCTTATTAAAAGATGTATTCATCTTCTCTAAACCGGAAATCAAATCAGGGGCAAATATTTCGTTATAGTTAAATATCATTTTATTTTATTAAAATCAAAACGTAAATAATTTAAAAATTCAGGCAATAATTCAGTTTTCACATATTCTGCTTTTTCTTCTACTGTCATATCTAAAATTTTTTGTTCAAAATCTTCATTTGAAGAATAAAGCAATGTGAAATTATTTCTAATATGCCCATTTTCTTTGTCAAAATCTGCAACAATATCAAAACCGTTATTATTTGTCAGCCCCTCAAAACTTTCATAAAAAGTACCAGAATCGTGTAACGTTACATTATCATATTTTTGTCCAATATCCTTTTTTATTTTAAAAGTTGAATTTGCATAAAACTCTGACAAATCTCCTGAGTAATCAGTACTTAATTTTTTGTTTTCTGCATCTACTCCAATGTTGTATAATCGTTTTTGAATTATTCCAATGACTTCATCATCAATTGTTCCACTTTCAAAAATTTCTTTTAGAACTAATTTGAAAGTAGTTTTGCTAAAAAGGTTTTTAAGTAGATTTATTTTTCTTTTGAAATTTTGCACGCTCTTTTATTTTTTCAATTACTAACAAGAATTTATAATAGCTGTCTTTATATTCATCTAATTTTATTTTTATTGCTAGTTCCATGTCTAACATTATGTCTAAATAATCATTCTCTTTTGCTATTTTCTCAAGTTGCAGAACAAAAAATAATCTTTTCTCCTTAAATTCTGCATCTATATATTTTTCTTTTAATTCGTTATAGTGCAAATCAATATCAATAATTTTTTCATCTAACTTGAAAAAATCGTAATTGCTTTTTATAAATCTAAAATAATTGTGAAAATGAATATTGTCATTTTTCTTTAATAAATTAGCTTTAATATACTTAAATAACAAAATTTGTTCTTTGTTATTTATATAAACCAAACTTTCAATTAATAATTTATAAGCTGTTTCAAATTCTTTATTTATTTCAACTTCCGGCAAATCAAAAATCTGATTTTTATTTAGATATAATAAATACCTTAAATCCCCTGTTTCTTGCAATTTAAAATATTGAATTATTGGGATTGTTTTTATTGTATTATGTAAATTCAACTATTTCTAAAATTAAATAATTATTTATTTTTGCTGTTTTTAAAGAACAGAAATCAATATCACCGCAATCTTTTTTTATAATTGCGAAATCTTTTTTATTTGTTTTTTGATATTTTCTTACTAGTTTTTTTGCTTTTTCTATTGTCATTTTTTTGCAACTCCTTTTTCTTCTCTTCATTTGGGTTATCTCGTTTTGCTTCTTTTCTCCCTGTAAATTTATTAAAATCTTTTCTTGTTTTTTTAGGGAATAGTCTTAAAAAAGTATTAAAATCCATTTTGGCTTCATCATACCAACAATTTTTTATTTTTTTCATTTTTTTTAATATTGTAAAAAAGAGGCTTTTAAACCTCTTTTTTAAAGGTAAAAAGATTAAGGAACTGGTGTAAATTCTGTAGCGACTGCATATTCATATTTCTTTTGCGTTGCATTATTTGCCTTTTTTGTCAATATTTCGTGTGGGACTGCTGTTAATGGTGTCCCCGCATTTATTGTAAATGTATAGACATTATTTACATGGGTAAGTGCATCTACAGTTAAGGCTGCACCGCCTTTTACCCTTACAATCACATCGCTGGCAGTTGTTAAATCGTCTACTTCTGCACCATCGCATTCTGTTGTAATCGTTGTTATTACTTCACTGTCGGTGATGTCCGCATTTATTGAGCCAAATTCAATATTGATAATTCCGTCCACATTTAGTGGTGTAAAATCGCCGTCATCAACAGGATTGACTGCATTTTTGAAATTCCCATGCGTGTTTGTATATCTAACATAAATGTTTACTGTCCAGTCACTATCGTTATTCTCCGGCGGTATAGGCTCTCCTACAAACAACTCTACAGGTACAGGTTTTAGGGTTATTGCATCGCCACCAGCTACGATATACCCCCCTGACGTTAGGGCGTAAGCATATAATCTTAAACCGTTTAAATCTTTTAACTTTTCTGCTTGGCAGAATGTTAAACCGTCATAAGCGAACGTTAAATCTAAATAACCGTTTCTTATTTTCTTCCTAGAGCCTGTATTGTATTCTTTAAATACTGCCTCTGCTTGTTCTCTTGTTATTTCTGCATTAGCTCCCGGATTTAATACAAACATTCGTTCTGCCGCTGTCGCATAAATTTTTGATGCCCAATTTGTTTCTGCTAAGGCATTAGCAAGTGTTATTCCGTCATCAATTGTATCTAACCATAAGGCTAAAATCTGCCCGTATGATGCCTCACATTGCGTTTTTGATAGGTTGTTTAAACCTGTTGTACATTTTACGCTCATTTTATTTTTAATTTAAAAGTTAATATTAACAAATTAATTTATTGTTGTATTTAAAATTAAACTCAAAAGCACAAATAAAAAAAGGTTGCATATTATTCAGATTGTTTTTAATCTCGTAATTATAACTAGAATAAACATTTTTCAACCCTTTAATTATTTTTGTAAGCTTAAATCTTTTATTAGTGTAATTTTGTAATAATGTTTCAAATCCTACAATTAAATTTTCATCTGCCCTATAAGATAATGAAAATGCTTTTTTTAAATTTGAAAAAATAATTAATCTTACTGTCGTTTCTTTATAATAAGTATTTGAGTTATTATGTAAAATATCAATTGTTTCTGCTACATCAAAAAATCCAAAACCTTTAACAAAATCAATTCCATAAATCTCTTTATATTCATCTTTATTTATAAATAATTCAGGAATAATTTTTTTATCTCTATTCTCGTTCTTATAAGCCCTCCCAAAACACCAATCAATTAAATTTTGATTTTTATTTATATATTTTTGTAAAAGTTGAATGTGATAATCAACTCCTACGGCATTATTTATATATTTAGAAATTATCATATAAAAATATTTTGTTTAAACAATTTGTCTTTCGGCAAATTGATATTATCAATTTTTGCTTTTCCAAAACTTAATCTTAAATTTTCAATTTCTTCTAATAATTGTTTTAATATCGTTTCTGCATCTTTAGAATAAATAGAAGTTCTTAAATCTTGTATATTTATATTTCGTTCTGTTCTATTAGCTCGGACATTTTCGTTTGCTAAAAACATTTTATAAATATCTATTGCAAACTGGAGTTTAATAGCACTCGCAAAAATCAACTTGTTGTAAATCAGCCAATTAGTCAGGTCTGGCACAACTGAAAAATCTATATTTGCAATATTACTCTGATAATACTTAAAATCAGATTCATTTATCGTTTTTAAATCCGTTCCATCTGGAACTTCAAATTGATTTAGCTCAAGAAAATTACTTGTATTTTTTTTAATATTTATTTTATTGTTTACCGCGAAACCATAAACGTCAGAACGTTTATAAAACAAATACCAACTTCCTGCTTTATCTCCAGTAATTTCAATATCTTTAACGTTTACCCAAATAAAATCGTCTGAAATATTTGAAGCCGTAAAAGTTGAAATTAAAGTATTCTGATTATATAAATAAAATGTTAAGTCCGTATTTGGCTGTGTAAAATGTAAACCAATTCTATTAATTTTTACCTTTATATTCTTGTTCCTGAATAAATTAAATCTTAATCCTGCCCATTTTGTGTTTTCTGTTATTGTATCCGAAACTTTGCCGATTCCATAATACAGTTTTTTTTGTTCTAAAATCCTATTTTGAGTCTCGATTACTTTTTGTAAAACATTTGTAGTTGCAAAATTTAATCTACTTTCTAAAAATGCACTAAATAAATTTATTTCTATCCAAAAATTTGGGTTTATATCTGGCTGGTTGTTTAAATTTGCATTTTGTAAACTATCAAAAATTAAATAATTCTCGGCAGTTACACTCCATTTGTCTAAATTTTTATCTGGTTCGTTATTCAGATTTGCATTTATTAAACTTCGATAACCGATCGAATTTAAAATTACACATTCATTTTCCTCATAAATTTTTGTTGCATCGAAAACAGGGAAAGGATATTTAATTCTATTATTTGTTATATAAGTTGTTAAACTGTTATATTCATTAAAATTAAATAAATTATAATTTAGTCCTAAATCTTTAATGTTTTGCAAAGTTAAATATGGAATTAAACCATCGTTTATAATTATTCCACTATCCGAATGTTTTAAAACGTCAGATAATATTTGCAAATTGGGGTCAAAAGGCATTTTAAATCCAATTAGACTTTTAAAATTTGCTTGTATTTTAGAAATATTATAATTCATCTTTTTTTATTTTAAGAATTATATTTTGTGTACATTCCTTCGCTTCCAACGCTATCGACTTTCATGTGCAAATCCACATAATGCAACGCCACTTCACCTGTATAGGTGTCTTGTGCGTCTGTACCTCTTCTTGCAATATATCCGCCTAAAATAGAACTTACACTTGTATTTGTACTTAAATCTATGTCCGCAAATACCGTCATTAAATGTTCAAAAGCTTCTTTTGCCGTTGCGACAATTTCATTTTTTGATTGATAAATGGTTAAATCGGGGAATTTAGACCCTAATTTAGCCCATGTAAAACCAATTTCCCATAAAACCTCGCTTGTCCCCATGTCTGTTGTAGGCGACCAATGGGCATGTGGGCTTGCATCTGATTGCAACTTTAATTTATGTAGAAATTCGTAATTAAAAATTAATAAAGCATCTTTACCCGCTTTAAAATGCCATGCGTAATATCCAAAAATTCCATCGTCTCCAATAAGTCCATTTGTCCATGTAGTATTTGCGTGCAATGTCATAACATCTCCTGTTATTGTGTTTGCGTTTGCGGTTGTTAGTCCTGTATTTTCGTTACATTTAAACTGTGCAACTGCTCTAGCCCCTACAGTAGTAAAATTAACGCCTGTTGGCAGATTTGCCGTTCCTTTTCCAAGATTAAACATTGCATCAATTTGACTCTGAGATAGTTCAAAATCATAAATTCTAAATTCATCAATAATTCCATCTAGATCCCACCCAGAAGATGTATATGAGCCAATATATAGATTCCCTGTACCATTTTTTATTGTATTTTTAACCGTAAAATTAGTGCCTAAAACACCATTTACATACACTTTTATTCTTGTATTTGTAGATGTTGCAGGAGAAAATGTAATAACTAAATGATTTTTAGCATTAAGTCCTAAACTGTCCCCAGCTGTCCGGTATGTGCCGTCTAATCCAATTTCTAAAGAATTTCCAGAAAAATATATATCTAAAAAACCTGCTTGATAAATCCAATTAAATGTTGAATTTATCGGTTTTATCCATGTTTCTAAACTAAATTCTTGATTTGCAGAAAAATCATAAGCAGAATTGTCTGGAATTGTTGCATTTGGGTTTCCTCCATTAAATTTTATTGCATAATCTGATATTGTACCTGTTTTTGCTTTAAATAATTTCATTTCAGGAGCTGCCACGCCTGTTGGCGGTAAAGACAACCCCGCAATAGCAACATCTTCATAAGTTGTTGCTTCGCCATGCAGAACCATTGTTCCGTCTTCTTTAAACTCCGTATAGTTCCCACTTTCAACATCTCCAATATCTGCGACTTTGAAATTTTCATCTAAATTTTGATATTCCATAATTATTTTAATGTTATAGGTATTAATAAAGTCCCACCTGTACACCCATTTACAGTTAATTCTGCGAACAAATACCTGCTATTCCATACATTCTTAACTATTAAAGAATTATACGGCGTTGTAGAGAGTGTAATTGTTGCACCAATTTTTACAGCATCTGCAAAAACATTTGTATTGCTTCCATAAATCGTTATAGTTGCATTTAATATTCCCGTTAAGCTTTTTGCATTAACAGCAATAGCAACTGATTTTGTGGAAATTTCGCAAGAAAAAATATTATCTCCTTCAGCGAGGTTATATGTAGTTGTCAAATCTGCAAAATTTATCGAATTTGCAATATTTAAAATAGTCATATCTTTAAATTTTTTTATTAAAAAGGACAAGCAAAATACCTGCCCTTAAAATTAACAAATGAATAATAAATCTCTAGGTAAAAGTTCACCCCCACACCATCTATGTCAAAAACAATAAATTTAAACTTTTGCAATATTTTAAAATTGCAAAAGTTCTTTTATTTTAGGTTATGTTTAAACAGCTCCTACAATTTTAATAACAGGATTTAATTTTGTAGTAATGTCCGAATTATAAGGAGTTAATACAGCATATCTATGGATAAATCCAAATTCTTCTCCTGTTGTCATTTTCCATGTTGATGTAGTTCCCTGTAATCCACTAGCATCTGTTGCAAATTTGTTGTAAAATGTACCAACTTGCGACCCTAATTTTGGCAAAATTGTATTAGAGACACCAAAAACGGCTTCGTTTACTTTTGTGCCTACTCTAAAGTCATATTTCATATTATCAACCGCCGCAAATGCCCCTTTCTCGAACAAATAGCCAGTCCAACGAGCGGTATTGGTTATACGATTATCGGGTAAAATCGCAGGGATAAAACCTTGATTTTGCAAGTCTTTAGTGTTTTGCATGCCGTACATGTCGTTGTAATTTTCCAAAACTTGAATGCCGGGAGAAACAGGAAAAATTTTATCATTTTCAAGTCCGTTGTCTTCTGCAATAACATTTAAGTTATTAAAAATTCGTGCTTGTTGTGCTGCTAAAGTAGCTGTTAATGTAGATGCAGCAAAAGTAATACCGTCATTTGCAGCAGGGTTGTTGGGTAAGACTTGCGTTTTCGCCCCATCTAAAATGGTTAATAGAGTTGCACTTTTTGCTTTTGCAAAAGCTTTATCTATCTCTTCCATTTTGTTTCTAATATATTCTTCTTTGCTAATTTGATTTTCAACAAACATCGCGTCGTAAACTTTAAAACCAGAAAACAACGTGTAAATCGTTGCTGTTTTATTTTCCGATACAGATAAATTTGCAGGAATTGTAAAACTTTCGCTTGTTGTTGTTGTAATTATGGTTTCGGGAATAGCCGCAATTTGTGCCGTTCTATCCATTCTTGTCGCAAGAAATGTCTTTAATTCAGGTGTTAAACCCTTGTAAAAAGGCGTTGATGCTTCAAACGCTCTTAGCATTCCATATTTCGTGTCTCGTAATTCTGTAAGTGTTTTACCCCCTTGAAACGTAAGTAAAACAGTTGGGTCTGTATAAGCCATTTTGTTTTATTTTTAAAAGTTAATAATTCTTAAAATAAATAAATCTCGTTATTTATTTAATAGTTGTATAAATTCTTCTGCATATCCGGAATCTAATTTACTTTTATATTTTGTAAGCAAATGACTTTCGATTAACAACGCTTTTTCACTTCGTGAGATGTTGTCCGGTATGGTTAAAGTTACATGATTTGGCGGCGGCGTTGCACCACCTCCTGTATTTTGTGTATTAATATAGTCCTTTAATTCTTTTTCTAAAAAACTTTTTGGGCTAATAGTTTGAAAAGTCTGTTTATTTTCTGCTATTAACTCATTTTTCCCATTTAATTTTAAATTAAAATTTTCTTTTAATTTTGACAAAACCTCGTTTTTTTTATATTTTAATTCATATAAATTTACATCTTTTGAAAAAAGAGGCATTTGAGAATTTAATAAAGAATTAATTTTAAAACTTTCAACTTCTTTCTCTTTTTCTGTTTTTATCGTTTCAATTTCTTTTTCTTTAGATTCTAAAATATTATTCAATTCGCCAAATTTTGATTTTAAGGTTTCAAATTCTGTTTTAAATTTTTCATCTGTTATGCCCTCTTTAATTTTTGTTTCAAGTTCTTTTATTTTATTCTCTTTTTCTTCTATTGTTCTACTTGCTTCATTCTTGCTTTTTTCACCAATTTCTTTAGTCGCCCTTTTTAAATATTCAACAATTTGTGTTTCTTCCGCAAGTCTTTTAATTTTGTAATTTTCTTCAAATGTTGTTGCAATATTATCTAATATTTTATTTGCATTAATTGTTGCTTGTTTCTTCTCTTCAATAATAGCTTTTTCGTAAAATTCAATAATAGCTTTTTTTTTGTCTTCGGCAATCTCTATACCGTTTAAAATTTCTTTCATTTTCTAAGGAATTAATTGATTAATTTTTTAACTGTTTGTTTATTTTTGTTCTATCTTTTACAGGCGAATAAATACACTCTACATGTAAATAAACATCTTTTGCATTTATTAAGAAGGTTTTTAACATTTTTGAAGTTACAGAAACAACAAAACAATGCCTTTTGTCAGCCTTGCCTATTTTCCAATTTTCAAAGTCGTTTTTTTCTCCTGTTTCTGTAGAATATTTATCTTTAGTTGTTCGTACAAAAAAACCGTACTCATCATCAGCAACATTTTGCAATTTATTTTCTTTTTCCATTTCCCAAATTATTTAATGTTAGTATTTAAGTTATTATTTGTATTATTATTCAAATTTGTATTTAACCTAATATTTACAAATTCATACATTTTTTGTTTAATAAATTTTCTGTCTAATAAGTTTAATTCGTTTTTATGTTTGTCGATAAATTCAGAAATATAAAAATTAAAATTAAATCTTAATTCAATATCAAAATCAGAAACTTTCCCAAGTTTTATTAGTTCTAAGAAATCGGTATCTGTAACACCCGAAAAAGGCAGAATGGCATAAGCATTAAAAATCGCCTTTTTTTTGTCTGGTGCATTCTTATATTCTAATTCTATTAGTTGCTTTTCGGCTTCTAATCTGGAAATTGGATTTGTCGCTTTTTCCTTTTGTGCCAAAAGCTCGTTTTTAGTTAATAAATAAAATTTATTCCCAAAAGTAAAACTAACAGATTCAAATTTTACATTTTCTAATTTTAAAATTATCCTAAAAGCAAAATTTATTGTTTCTGCATACATTGCACCAAAATGTGTTAAAATTTTTGTCGATTCTTCAAAGTCGCTTTGCACATCAATTTCATTTCTTGCATTTTGAGCCGTTAATTTTTGTATGACACCAACAGAGCTTTTAATAATATTCTCTTTTAAATTTCGCAATTTTTCAAATTGGTATTCTGTCCCCTCTAGTGGAGGTGCGAAATACTTAATTAGATCGTTTACATTTATACCTCTTTCCGATAATAGCCCATAATCTACAGTAAGCCCCGCACCAGTTCCAACGAACCTATTATGTCCACAATTTGGGCATAAACGTTGTGTGTTGTCATCTAACATTACAGGAACAGATTGTTCTGTCCCTTCGGGCAAATAATACATTCTCCCACCCTCACAAACCGTTGTATCTGTACTATATCCACACGATGTGTCTGGCAGTACCTGTTTTACATCGGACGTATGCAATTCGCTAATATAAAGCTCTGTTGCTTTTATTATGTATTTATGTAAATCATCAAATTGTGTTGTTATTATGTTTTTTTTTAACAACGTTGTTTGTCCGTTTAAATTCTCCGAAATAAAAAAATTTACAGGACATTCTCCTAATTTATGATTATGCTTGTGCTGTAGAATGTAATTATTATTTGTTTTTGTATAAACGCTATAAATAAGATTAGTGTAATAATAAAAAATCGTATTGTCGAAAGAAAATATAATCTCTTGGACCTTATCCTTAAAAATGTTTAAATATTTAACATTTTCGGGAGAAATTAAAAATATATAAGGTTTATTATCTTTTATATCAACACAAATAAAAGAATTAAATTTATTTTTTAACGCTTCCCATCCTGTTGTTCTAAACCATTTTAAATATTCCGATAAAAAGGATACTATATCTTTATTTTTGTTTGTCCCTGCAATGATTAAATTTGAATTTTGAGAATCCCAAATATTTTTTAATCTGTTAAATATGGTTTCAACAATTTCAAGCGTGGGAACATTCTCTCCCATATAGGTTTCGATAAAAGCATTTTCCTTATATGTGTTTTGGAATAGTTGTTTTATTTTCTTTCTAAAATAAGGGAAAAAAGGGTGTGTAGATAATTTTGTTTGTGGTTCGGAATAAAAACCGCTTTCTATATTTAGTTTTACGGCTTTATCTATAAAGGTTGTATCAAAAGTTTCTATTTTTTGTTTAATATCCATAAAACATTTTTTGCAAAAATAGCTTATTTAAAAGATAAATACTTAATTGTAGTTTTCTTTTTTAAGAAAAAAGACGTATATTTGTAAAAAACAAAAAAAAAGAGATATGGGAACAATAGAGTTTTATAAATTTGCTTTTGATAGTTTAACCGATAATCAAAAACAAATAGTTAGGAATAAGTGGGAAATGAATATTGGAAAAAAAAAGGGTGCGACATACAACGAATTAATGGAAAAATATAATTGCAGTTATTCGGTTGTTTACAAAGCTTGCAACCCTGTTTTTTTAGATTATAGAAAAAATTGATTTATATCAATGATATGATACGTCCGCAATCCCCTCTAAGTCAACCTGTTTAAAAAAACTTTGCAAAAAGGCAAAAAACTTTGCAAAAAACTTGCATATTGTTTTTTTTTGTATTATATTTGTACTATAAATAAAACGAAATATAAACAATTAAATTTATTAAATTATGAAAAATGTAACAGTAACAGTAAACAAAAGAAATTTAAACGCAGTAGTAAGAAAATCTAATTTTAATAACAACGGAACATTTGTTTCGTATCAATTTATTGGAATTATTTTTAATTTAACGAAAGACAGTACAGCTAAATTTTATGAGTCCACACAAGCATCTGAAAATTCTTGGACAAACAATCCGGGTATTAAAATTTGGGACAATGACAATAACGCTACATACAAAAAAAGTGCGGTATTAGAAGAATGTGAAGAATTTATATGCGAGCATCTTGAAAGTAAAATAAATTCCCAGCTTAATACTGATACTAATTTTAAAGTTAAATTAATAGGATTTTAATGTAGAAAAATAAACTAACAAATATAATTTATTTGTTAGTTTATATTTCGGTTTTAACCTGTTTGCAAAATGCAAACAGGTTTTTTAGTATCTAATCATTTTAGCAGTGTCTTTTACTAATTTCTCTAAAGTGTAACGTACTGGATCAATAGCGTGGTTATAAGCATCAATTGGGATTTCCGCCTTTTTATCGCTCCAGCTGTAATTATTTAATTCTATTGCAAGATTTACGCTTTCTGGTGTTATAATAATATCAAAACTTAATATTTTTTTTATGCCTTCTACAACTGATCCGTCTCCCTTTTTAGATGGCACAAAATTAAAACCTAAATCCTGCAAGTCTTTAATTGTTCGTTTGCCGGAACTATCTGCAACAACCAAATCTTTTTTATTTAGGAATTTATAAACCTTAGACTTTAATTGTTCGGTACTTAAATTATTCTCATAAAAAACCTCATGAATATACAACTTTTTAGCCTTCCTGTCAACGGCAACTTTGACCAAGCAGTCAGGGTCTAGCACTCCAAAATCCATGCCATATACCGCTGGTAACGACTTGTCAAACGATCCATAACTCCATTTCGCAAAAATAACACCCTCACTTTTATCTCTAAATTTGCCTAAATATCTATATTCGTATTTTTCAAAATTAGTTTTTTTTGTATGTTGGATTACAGATAAAAAAGACTTGTTTAAATTTTTATAATTATCTAAATAAGAAGTATGAATATATAGAGTATTACCTTTTAATCCATTAAAACCACCTTGTACCCCCGCATTTTCAAAAAACCTTTTATATATAAAATGGGTTTTAGTTATCCTATAAGTATTTAAAACTAGAATTACAATATTTTGATAACCTAAGCGTCTTATACTTTCGTCTATATCATCAAAAACACCTTCATCGTGCAATTCTTCAGCTTCGTCTAGTACCCAAATGTTTAAGTCTGTTACACTTTTAAGCTGTGCAGTTTGGATTAAAGAGCCTGTTTTTAATCCTTTAAAATTTAAAGTAGCTTTAGAATAAGTATTTATTATTTGATTTCTATTTATTGCAAAAAAATCGGAAGTATTAATATTATTTATAACTTTTTGAAACTCCGGAATTACTGAAATTTTAGCAGAGGTCATAGTCACTCTTGTATGCAAAATAACATTGTCAGTTTCAAACATTTTATTGTGGATAAAATGACTTACAGCTGTAGATTTCCCACTACCACGTCCTCCAGTTACAACAATATAACGAACATTTTTGTTTAATTTAAAAAGAGGTTTATATTTTATGCTAAAATCCATTAATCGTTTGTGTCTTCTTCAATGTAGGACTCAATTTCCTCTTCTACTTTTTGTCCACTTTCAATAAAGTTTATTTTCTTAACCAACGCTAATTTCTCTGCATCTGTCTGAATAATAGTGTTTTCAACCTCTTTTCTGTCTGTATATCCATGATTATTAATTAAAACAAATTTTGTCATAGATGAATTTAGTTTATCTAAAACGCCATATTTTAGAAGTTTAGCTTCTTGAATTTTTTTTGCCCGAAACAAAAGTCTAGAAAACGACTTGAATTTGCCTGACAGATAAGCCGTTAAGGTTTCGCTATAATCGTTATCAATTACTAAAAATTCTAAAAAGAAAATATTGGTCTCCTTTTCTAATAGCCACGCTATCAGGTCGTTTCCTAATTTCAAAGCATTCTTTTCTGTCCAAATTTCAGCAGGTTGATAATCTTTGGAGAATTGCTTCCCATGTGTATTTCCTTTTTTTGCTGGCATATTTATTATTTTTTATTTAAAATATTTATCAACAAAGTTTATAAAGAATTTATAATCTTTGCTGTTATTTGTTGTTTTGGTATATTCATATTTTGAATTACTTAACCCATTAGAAGTGCTATTTATAACATAAAAATTGTTTTTTGTTTTTGCCAAAATAATTTTAATATGATTATTATAAAATTTAATCTTATTCTTTGTATATAGATTGTTAATTCTTACAGCTTCATTAAAAGTTTCTGTATTCATCTTTATAATAAAATCGCTAAAATTAAACTCTATGTCTTTTATTTTTCTTTGTTCTAATAAAGATTCTAATCTTTTAAAAAATTTTTTACCTCCTACTTGCGTAATTAAAGTCAATTTTTCTATTATTTCCTTTTCTGTTATTTTTTCGATAATTGAAAAAGGGGGGTGTCCGTGCATATTTATATTCTCAATTAATTCATTTTTTTTTGGTAAAATCATCTCCTGTTTCTTCTCTGTTTCCCAGAATTTATTGAAAAAATTTACAGCTTCTAAACTATTCATTATTGTGTAACTTTCCGTATAAGCCGAAATTTTAGGATTTGCAGAAGTTGTAACTAAATAATTATTATTTCCAGTATAGATAATAAAATATTTTAAATGGTGAAAAAGTTTTTTTTCTGATTCCGAATTGATATTATCTACAATTTTTTGATATTTTGTTTTGAATTTCGCGTAATAATTACGATATACAATTTGTTCTACTTTATAATTTTTAATTATGTTTGCTGCTGGTTTTGCAATAACAACAAACCCTGCAATTACATTTCTAATACTTTCGGATTTGCTAATTACTTCAAAAATTTCTGTACTTAGAATATTTTTAGTAGTTAAAATTTCTATTTGTTTGTTTTTTTCGGGGAGGTCTTTTAAATCCTTGATTCGATTAAGGACTTTATATGAAGTCTCTAAACTTTTTGAGATTCTTTGTGTAAAAAAAGAATCTGTTTTTTTCTTTTCTGCTTGGGTCAATTTCTTAGTTTTAAAAGAATTGAATTTTTTATTTTTTGTTTCCTTAAAAGTATCTGTTATCATCTTGTGTTCTGGATTAAAAAGTAAAAATAATGAAATTTTAGTTAAAAAGCAAATATATCATTTTTTAGAATTAAATAGATATGCAACAAATCGTTTTTCTACAGATTAATATTAATCTACATTTGTGCAATAAAGAATATAATTAATTTTCAGATACTATTAAAAAAATCATTTATTCTTGTCGTCCCAGAGCCTTCTGCATCAATGAACTGTAAAAAAGTTCTTTTCATGTCTTTTTATTTTAATATGCAAAAAATCAGCATATTTTTTTATTAAGTCTTTTAGTTCTGTTTTAACTTCTTTTTTATTTTCGTAAATATATAAAATTGTTAATTTTATTATTTTATCTTTAAGTAAAAATTGTTTAATCATTTGCTTCTATTTTTTAAAATAACAAATCTGTTTTTATCCCTGCATATAAATTTAGTATTTTCTCCTTAATCATTTATTTTTATATTGTTTTTCTAACACTCCGAAGAACTTTTCAAATTCATTTTCAATAAGTTCAATAACGTTTTTTGCCTCATGCTCGTTAAACAATTTGTCTATAATCTCGGAATAAATAAAAGGTAATTGTTCTTTTATATAGTTTCTAAATTGCAACTCATCAAAATTTGAAAACGAAATTGAAATTGGTTGTATTATTTGTAAACCATTTTTAAACGTAAATAAAATTTCAATTTCGTTTTTTGCATACTTCAAAAAAATATAAAAATTTTTCTTCTTTACTTCTTTTTTAAATTTTTGAGGTAATAAATCATAAATAAAGTTTAAAAAAACAAAATAATTTTGATGAAACTTTAAATCCCGACTATTTGCCGTTTTAAAAACCGCAATTTCTCCTTCTTGCAAATTTTCATGTATTTTTATTGCATTAGAATTTGCAGGAATAAAGCCATTATCAACTTTTGCAATTTCAATTAATTTTAAAAAGTCAATTTGTTTCATAAATAAAAATTGTTTAATGCCATTTTCTTTACCCTTAAATTATATTCATCTACTTTTTTCTTATATTCTTCTACGTTTGACATTAAAAGAGTTTCAAGATACGTTCCATCAAAAGTTTTGCTTTCTTTTGCAAAAATAGATTTTATTCGGCTTACATGAAAATATTTACTTTTTATGCCATTTTTAATTAAGTCCTCTTTAAGAAATGCAATAACTCTGTCGATTATTTCATAATCTTGAATTGTGGGTTTTTGAGCTCCTGCAATAAATTTTTGGAATTTAGAAACTGGGAAGCCGAACTCTAAAAACAAATTATTAACTCTACTTTTAATTGTTAATTTAAAAAAATTCCTGTATTTTGTTTTCATTTTTAATTATTTATTGTGTTTAAATCATTATTTGTAATTGCTTTAAAAATCCGATTATTCCCATAGATCAAATAATCAGTTTTGTAATTCACAGAATTTAAAGTGTCTGTAATAATGTTAATCTTTTCAATAATTTCATTTGTTTTTTCGATTATTTCCTTTTGCTGTACGTCTAAAATTTCAATTTTTGTATTTTGGTCTTGAAATTGATTGAATATATTTTCTTCAAAAGGTTTTAAGACTTCATTAACTGCATTTTGAAGCTGAATACTTGAAGCATTTGATGAATTGCACCCATGATACAATAACACACCGACGACAATTCCTGCACCTATTAACACCCCTAAAATTAAATTGTTTGTTTTCATCTTATTTTTGTTTTATTAAAAAGTTTATATTCTATTATTTTATTAAAAGTCGTAATTATCTGACTTTCTTTATATTTATCTCCAAATTCAAATTTTATTTGATTAAAGAAAGAATATGGTTTTATTGCAGATATATCATTTTTTGATTTTATAACTCTTTGCCAAAATCTTATTAAATCTTTTTTATCTTTTAAATAAACATTATCATTAAAAAGTTTCTTACTCTTTTGTTTACTAATGTACTGTTTCTTAGAAGAATATGCAAATTCTTGCAATATAAAAAGTTTATAGTAGGGGAGAGGCTCGCCTAATATTTTTTTAATTACATATCTAATTAATTGCATAAGGTAAAAAGTTAAATCAATTTCCGGTATATAAACTTCAGATTTATTTACTTTAATCCCTTTTCGGGAAATATTATTAAAAATCTTAACCTCGTGTGATTGTTCTATCTCTGTTTTTATAGACTTATTTAATCTCTCAAAATCAAAAGGAATCGCAAAAATATTTCCATTTTTTAGGTCTATATTCGATATAATAAGAGGTTCAAAATCTTTTGCAAATATACAATTACCTATCTTATACATAATTCTAATTATTATATTTTATAAATTTATATAATTCTCTTAGTTGTTCTTTCGCTGTTAGCGTTTGTAGTCTTTTATATGCTTCTATTTTTTCAGGACTGTTAATGTAATATAAATCTATATTTCTGTATCCTGCAACATGTGCGACCCCAAAAACTTCATTATTCTCATTTGTATTCGCAAAGGGGATTATACTATCAATCTTATTTGAGATATTTCTCGTTACTTGTGTAAATCTATAATTAATCGTATCGGTTTGATAATTTGTTTCAAATCGTAAATTATTTTCTGGAATTATAACTTCAACAACTTCATCAATTTTATTATGCCCATGTTGCAACATATTTATTCCAACCAAATTAGCAACAAAAAACAAGATAAAAGTTATATAAATCAAATTTTCTTTAGTCTTCTTAAATTTAGAGGATTTCAAAAAACTAATAATAAAGAAAATTATTAATATAAGAAATCCATAAACAATCGTTTTGTTTTCCTTAACTATATCCAAATTAAAAATACTTGTTGTAATTGGTTTTAATTTGCTTAAATCGAACAATTTATCTACAATGATAAACGTACTTAAAAGACCCAACAACCCTGCAATCCATTTTATTAATTTCATATTTAATTTTTTAAAACTATATAAATTTTTGTATTTTATTTTATTTTTCATTTTTTCCATTTTTTATTTATTAATTTGTACCCCTCAAAGTCTTTAAATTTTAAAAACAGATCGTAATCCTTGACTTTGCTAAAATCGTTGTCTTTACGCATGTTTAAAGACATAGAAAGTGTTTTTAAAGCGTAAGGTATTAAAGGTTTTAAATCATTGTTTTTTAATTGATTCTGAATTACATCTATAGTGTAATTCAACTCTTTATTTTCTGCTTGTAACTCTTCAAAACTCTTTTTTAAACTTTTTAATTCGTTTATGTTGCTCTCCTCTTTTTTGGGCTTTACTTTATCTATAATATTTAAAATTATTGAACCTATAAAAAAAGTAATTAATCCGGAATACACCGCAAAACCATAAGCGGCTACCCTAGCATAATTTAAAATATTTTCGTCATAAATTATCGCTAATAAAATAACATCTAAAACTACAAATAAAATCTTAATTAATAATTGGAATTTCTTATTATTAGATGAAAAAAAAATTATTATATACAAACTTGCAAATGCAAAAACAGAAGCATATCTACTTATAGCGTGCGGTCTTATTGTTTTGTCCCAAATTTGATAAAATGTTGTTAATACAAGACTATAAGAACTACGTAAATAATCCGCTAAAAATATTAATATAATTAAAGCTCCAAAAAATTCTATAATTATTTTTATTATATTTAATTTTTTCATATTTTTATTATAAAAGGTGTTTAAAGTTTTCTGTTATAAACAATTCGGTATTCGTTGAAATAACCTAATTAATTGTTTCGAGCTGTAATTGTTTATAAGTCCTAAAATTTCACGATTAGAATTAAAATAATTATAAATAGCCTC